ATCGGTTAGATTGAACAGTGCGGTAAGCATGGTAACGCCGTCTTTTTTATATGGCCCGATAATCTGCGGCGATGCTTCGCCTTCTGCTGGCTCAGCTACCTTTAACTCAGTGCCAGCACGATTAAACGCTCCACGCACCACGCCCATTCTGCGCTCCAATTGAGCATAGGGCATATTCAGAGAGTCAAGGAATGCGCTTTCTGGCAACATGCAGTCGCCATAATCATGATAAATGTCGTCTGCATTAATGGAATCCAACAGCAAGCCGTCATCTTTATCAATAGCCTGCATTTCATAAACGATGCGAGCGGTAGTTGTGCCAATCGGCATACCTTCTGGAGTCCAGTGAATCTGTTTCATTTGTTCGATCTCTGTAATTGGTAAATTATCGGCGGCAATCGGCTTGGTCATATCGCCGTGCTTAAGCCATTGCTTGAATTGTTTAATCGTTAGTTCAACCATGCTATGTAATCCGTTCCAATCACGGCTATAACTCAACTGGTAATCACTTTTTGCAAAGGATTCACCAAGATAGCAAAGCATTACCTTGTGTTCGTCGAATTTGCCATTGACGTATTGGTTAATCACATAAATACGGTCTGATTGCGGGTAACTGCCGATAAAGCAATCAAGATGATCGCCGTCATTGCCAGTTGTATTAAGTATGTAGCCATAATTAGCGGCCAATCTACATGCCCAGCTTTTGCCGTTTTTGTCTACGCCAGTTCGCAACGAGTATTGCGGTTGCTCAATGGCAATGCGTAACCCGTGCAGGTTGAACTTGCCTTTTTTATAGTTCCCAGCTTCAACTTGCTTATCAGTTGGCAATGGCAATGGGTTATTGCCAAATGCCCCACTGTGGGCAGCGTTGTCTATTTTTATGAATGTATCTGAACTAGGAGCTGCCATGATGTACTATCGCCTTAATATTGTGACGATATTTTAGGCATTATGAGAGGGGTGGAATGATGGGTTTTTCTTTTTCAACAGACACAAAAAACCGCCTTGTTATCAGCGGTTTTTTTAATATGTTAGTGATTTTTTATTATCACTTACGCCACTAAGCGGCTTTTTTTTCAGGATCAACCAGCTTAGCCGTCTCCTCTTTAACAATGGCAATCTGCTCTTTAAGACCATCGCGCTTTTCAGTCAGTTGAACAATCTGCTGTTTTTTTGACGTGGTTGTACTGGTGCGTGGCGTTGGGTCTTTCTTTTTAGCCATTGCCGCCTGAAACTTGGTGCGGCCAGCATTCATAATGCCGATAATTTCATCAACCGCCTTTTTCTGGTCATCCTGATTTTTAATAGGGGTGATCTTTTTGTTAATCACCACCTGAAAGACATCGCCGCTTTCTTTGATTCTGAGTACCAAAGATTGAGAGTCCAGAAATGCAATAGCAATCTCTCGATACTTAACGCCATTGGTACGTTTAACCTTGCTTATTTCAGCACTGGCGGCCTTTTCGTCTTCCTGCATGGTCTTGTTGCCAGCGCGGGTAAAGATGCCTGTAATCTGCTTTAGAGCCTTAGCCGCACCCTGTTCTGTTGCCAAGTCCGTCCATGAGAAAAGCGGGGTTTTGTCGTGTTTTACTGTATTCATTAGATTGGATTTCCTGTGTTTCCGCCGCCCGTTTGAACGCCACTATGCTTGTGTGCCGAACCTACGCTCACGCCGTTATGTTTAAGTGTCGCGCTATTTATTGCTACATTGCCAGTTGCATTGATTGTCAAATCGCCTGACAAGGTAACGGTCAAATTAACCGCATTAAATGCCATTTCAGCATCGGCAACCAACTGTATGTTTTGATGGTGGAATCGCCGCCATCCGACATCGTTACCCGCTTTTGGGCAGCGATACCCAACTATGACGGGGTGGTTCTGATCGCCGTTGATAAACTCTACCCATATTAAATCATCGGGCAACAGTTCAATCTCAGTTGGCACAGTGCCTACCTTGGTTCGCGACTTATCACCAAGCGGGTAGCATATTTGCGCCTCTGGCAATACATCGCCGCCGTCCGTTATTTGCGGTATTTCTACCCGCGCAAGGCGAGTTGCCGCATCGTACACGCGAACTACGGCGGGGTATTTGCCTAAAAACTGCTGTTCGCTCATGCTATTAAGCGGCCTTTGACCGTAGCCACATTACAGCAACACTGATTGCCGCATCTAGTACGCACTCAAACACATCACCAAAAATGACTCTCAGGTCTTTTTTTACCTTGGCGTGCTTTTCGGCATTTGATAGCCCTGCTAGGTTTTCTGAGTCTTTAACAAACATCCGCACATCATTCCATAACCGCGCACCCAGTACGCCTTTCGCTAACTGGCTGATTGCCGCCTGCTTTAATTCAGGTATTAATTGCATCAAAACCTCACATCAATAATAGTAATGACAGGCACATCAAATGCACCTGTCTGAATATCGGATTGCGTTGTAGCACAGCCGCTAAGTAGTAAAGCCAGGCTATACGCCCACTTTTTCACTGGTTGCAGCCGTTAAATAGGCGTTCACCGCGCCGCCTAGGGTAGCCAATCCGTAGGCGATAGAGTTTAAATCGGTTTCTGGAATTTCGATATTGCCAAACTTTAACCCCGCGCCGATGATAATTAGTAGTGCGTTCATCACCAACTGTCTGTTCTTCCATGCTGCCGATGACTTAAGGCTTTCGCCTGCTTTTAATGCGTCTAACGCTAAAAATATTTTTCCCATTTAATACACCTACTTCAATAATTTGTAATACTTTTTAAAAAGGGCGATACGGTTATCTAAACCATGTGTCCTACCGTTTACCCGCTTAGTCACAGCGGTAATAACTTCCACTCGATCCCCTTTGTCGCAAATTGGTAAAATCTCTTTGATATGGAAAAACCAAGCGGCTGATAACAAGGGGTATTTAGTGGCAACCAAATCAGGATTTTTAACTAAATTGTCCATAGTTATATCGCTGAATAACCTGAAACTTTCTTTTCCAGTTAGCTGAATATAACCTTTTCCAGAATAGTGAAAGCCATCGCCGCTCGCTTCATTGCCGTTGCCCATGCGGTTAGCGTAAGCAATATTAGCAATCCGAACTGGCTTGCGAGCGCATTCATTGGCTAATTGACGATTAAAGTATTTAGGAAACACCTTAAGCAAGCCCTCTGCTGAATAGTTAAGGTTTTCTCTAATAGCAGTAAACCCAGCACTTTCGTGATGACACTGACTTAAAAAGTGTGCCAGTCGCAATGGGGTATTGATTTTGAATTTATCAATGACGGCGGGCAATTCTGCCATTACCGATTTAGGGGCAACGCCCTGTAGTCCTTCGATGTTCATGCTAATACCGATAGTTTTTTGTTAGCGGTATTTTATGGTGACTTTTGTAGGTGGAATGGTGGGTTTTTCCTGATTAACTCGCTACATCCCCTAGCCATAATTTTGTATATTGCTCACTACCACTTGAGTCTAGGCCGCCCTCGAACACATGAGCTGCTGTAATAACTGCATATTGACCAACGCCCTGTATGTCTATCACATCTCCCGCACAAATACGGGTATCAAAGGCTATTTTATTAATCTCCTTACGCCTTACCAGTACGCGCCCCATGTTCTGTAACTGCCTTTCATCCTTATTGGGTACAAAGGTAGATTTGCGGGTTTTTGTCTTGTTGCCATAAATGAAATTGCCGTTATCATCAATCGAGTAAAACGTAGGAATTTCATGACGCTCTAAAAATCCGCTGTCAAAGTCCTTTACTGAGCTGTTTGGCAAGCTCATGACAGGGGTTTGCTTCATCAAATCCTGCAATCTGAACAATGCCATTTTGCCATTTTTCCACCGAACAACCGCACCTTCTTCCTGTAAGGTCTTGGCAATATCAACCGTAGGATAATGGCCTGCATAGCAATAAAATCGCTTCACTGGCAGGTCGTTGTCGATAGCCTTTAAGGCTGCCCCGCTTGCTCGATAAATAGCCTGTATCGTGGTTTTTTCTTTGAGTATGGCGGTCTTTAGAATGAATGAAGCCTTGTAGACAGACTCCAGATAGGCGAATATCTCAATGAATGACATCTCATGTTCGCCTTGGCTTTGCCTGCCCGTTGGGGCTGCTGACTTGACGATATAAAATCGGTCGCTACCTGCGGTTATTGTTTGCCCTTCTGATAACAGCTTTCGCAATTCATTATCCACGCGAATGATCGCGTGCAATGTAGCAGGAATGGGAACTAGGTCTGAACGCAGGACGGCTGATTTTATTAAATCGCCGCGAATTTGTTTACCGTTCGATGGTATTAGTATCATTATTCACAGCAATAGGTTCAAAATCAGGGCAGTCTG